GTAGGAACACAGTTTGGTCAAGACCCAGAAACACAAATAATATCTTTTATTGATGGTGAAAACCTAACGTTAATTAGAAGTGTTAACAACACAGCAAGACTAGATTTAGATGTTAACGGGAGCTATACAGTTATTTTTATTCAAAATGGCGTGTCTAAAACTATTAAGGTTAATGGTGGCAGTAGCAGTATCATTACAATAAGGCAAAGCAACTAATGAAATATAAGTTTTATTTATTATTGATATTTGTATTATCACTGCCACTTATTTTCCAAAGTACGCCTACTGAAATTATAAAACTTAGAACATTTGATGCATTTGTTAAAAATTACGATCCATCAGGTAATTTTGTAATCCTTAACATAACTGAAGATGATGTTGAAAAAGAGGGAGGTTGGCCATTACCAAGACAAAGACTAGCAGAAATAAATATAGAAATGTTAGGACGTGGTGCGATTGGGGTTGGTTGGGCAGTATCTTTTCCACAACCTGACAGAATGGGTGGAGATGAAGACTTTGGTAGGTCACTAGGATACGCTCCTTCAGTTATTGCTATGTTTGAAGATGGCAAAGGTGTTTACCCATCAACACCTGGAACTGTTGTTGTAGGTGAGGATAAAGGTGGTATAATGACAACGGGAGTGAAGGAGAACCTGCTTCTACTTACTCAAAACTCATACGAAGGTTTGGCCATTGCTCCCACTGACATAGATCAGCTTGTCAGAAGAATACCACTACTTGTCCGAACTCCTAATAATGATTGGTTACCTAGTTTTGGCACACAGATTTATAAGTCTTTGTTTGATATAAAAACTTACATTATAAAAACCAATGATAATGGTATACAAGAAATATCAATACGAGGCATACCGCCAGTCAAAACAGATAGTCTAGGTCGAAAATGGATCAGCTGGGTAAATACACCGCAAACAGATCTTAAGGAAATGGATGTAAATGGTAGGTTTGTCATTGTTGGAGTAACTGCTGCAGGTGTTATGCCACAAATAGCTACACCTATCGGTTTGTTAGAACCACATAAAATACAAGCAGCACTAGCAGAATCAATACTTATACAAGATAGTCCATATATACCAGATTATTCTTTAGCTGTTGAAATATTAATTTATTTGCTTTCAGTGACTCTAATATGGCTTGTATTAATACGTTTTGGTATTACCCTTGGCATTGCACTAGGTTTTACAATAATGCTTTCTACAGGCTCTCTGGGCTACTATTTAATCCAAAAAAGCCTACTTATAGATGTAACTTGGTCTTTAATATCACAATTCATTGCTGGATCTACTGCTTTTTACTTAAGATTTAGAGAACAATACAAGCTAAGACAAGAAATAAAGAAACAGTTTGAACACTACTTAGATCCTAGACAAGTTAAGCTTTTACAATCGAATCCCAGTTTATTGAAACTCGGTGGTGAAAGAAAATATTGCACGTTTTTGTTCACAGATGTAAGAGGGTTTACAAGTCTGTCAGAAAAACTAGAGCCAGAAGAAGTTACCAAAATTATGAATAAAGCCCTAACAATTCAAGCAAATGCTGTAAAAGAGTATGGGGGAATGGTTGATAAGTATATAGGAGATGCAATGATGGCTATATTTAATGCACCAATAGACTTAAAGGATCACGAGAATAAAGCCATATTAGCAGCGCAGAAAATACAGGCAGACATGGAGCAATCCAATTTAGGAATAAACATAGGTATAGGCATAAATTCAGGCTTTGCAATAATAGGTAATATGGGAAGTGATACACGCTTTGATTATAGTGCTATTGGCGATGCTGTAAACACTGCTGCGAGACTTGAAAGTGCTACTAAAGATGTAGGCGTAGATTTAATAATAGGTCATAACACTAAAAAATCTTGCAATTTTGAGTTAGAATTACTAAAACCAATTAAAGTAAAAGGTAAAAAACAATCTTTAGATATATATACTATTAGATAATATGGTTAACAAAAGACTAACAGTTCAAGACGTAGCTAAAGATTTAGCTGTATCTAAAAAAGAAAACGCAGAACGTTGGAAAACTGCTTTCAATGAGTTTGCTGATATAAAACAAGAGATCGCATCAATAAATACTACTATAAGAATGGCAACATTTGGTGTTTTTAGCTTTATTGGTGCTTTAGCAATAGCAGTGCTAACTACAGGGATACTATGAAAAATTTAATAAAAGGCATATTGGGACAAGTCGCTCCGACTATAGGTACAGCTTTAGGCGGCCCTATGGGGGGTATGGCAGGAAATATGATATCTGAGGTGCTTGGTTGTGCAAACAATCCAAAAGACATACAAACGGCAATACAAAACGCGACTCCAGAACAAATGATGCAAATAAAGAAAGCAGAACAAGACTTTAAGGTTAAGATGAAAGAACTTGAAGTTGATGTATTTAAGCTAGAAACAGAAGATAAACAAAATGCAAGAGGTATGTTTAGTAAAGATTGGACAGCAAGAATTATAGGCATAGCTACTATTGGAGGTTTTTTGGGTTACATATTTTTGGTTACACTACAACCACCAGAACAAAACTCTGAAGCTTTAATAAATCTTGTACTAGGATATTTAGGAGGATTAGCGAGTGCTATTATTTCGTTCTATTTTGGAGCATCTCACACAAGCGACAAGGGAGACTAATATGGAAATTTCACAAGAAGGTGTGAGTTTAATTAAAAAATTTGAGGGCTGTGAGCTAGAGGCATACAAATGCAGTGCTGGTGTATGGACTATAGGCTACGGCAGAACAAAAAATGTAAAAGAAGGTGATACTTGCACACAAGAACAAGCAGACGAATGGTTGCATGAAGAATTGCCAGTGTACGGAGCATACGTAAGTGATGCTGTATTGATACCACTAAATCAGAATGAGTTTGATGCTTTGGTTGCATGGACTTATAACTTAGGCCCTACAAACCTAAACAACAGTACAATGTTAAAAGTGCTAAACGACAACAAAAAAGATGAAGTCCCACATCAAATGCGTAGATGGAACAAAGCTAATGGTAAAGTTTTAGAGGGACTTGAACGCAGGAGACAAGCAGAATCTTTGTTGTTTGAAGGCAAAGAGTGGCATCAAATCTAATATGCCTCTACAAAAAATAACATTCAGACCAGGTATTAACAGAGAGGGCACAGCTTACGATAACGAAGGGGGTTGGTTTGACTGTAATTTAGTGCGTTTTAGAAAGGGTAGACCAGAAAAGTTTGGAGGCTGGGAAAAACTTACATCAAATACATATCAAGGTACTGTAAGAGCTTTGCATCCATGGATTGCCTTAGAAGGCACAAAATATCTTGGGTTAGGATCGCATCTTAAATATTATATTGAATCTGGTGGCAACTTTAATGATGTTACACCCATAAGATCTACAACTTCTGCTGGTGATGTAACATTTTCTGCAACAAATGGTGACGCTACGATTACTGTCGCTGACACTGCACATGGTGCTGTACAGAATGATTTTGTAACATTTAGTGGTGCATCTTCTCTTGGTGGCAATATTACAGCTGCTGTGCTAAATCAAGAATATCAAGTAGCCACAGTAGTAAATGCAAACAGTTATACCATTGAAGCAAAAGACACCAGTGGCACAACTGTTACAGCTAATTCGTCTGATAGTGGCAATGGCGGATCTAGTGTTGTAGGAGCATATCAAGTAAACGTTGGACTAGATGTATATGTCCCAGGAACAGGTTGGGGACTGAATGGTTGGGGTATAGGTGCTTTTGGTCAAGCCACGGCTTTATCTGATACAAACCAGTTACGTACGTGGACACACGATAATTTTGGTGAAAATTTAATTATAAACCAACGTAATGGTGGCATATTTAGATGGCTTGAGTCTGGCGGTCTTACAACAAGAGCTGTTGAACTTTCAGCTATTTCAGGTGCAAACTTAGTGCCAACAAAAGGATTACAAGTTTTAACATCAGAAAAAGATAGACATTTAATAGTTTTAGGTGCTGATCCTATCTCTGGTTCTTCAAGAACAGGAACTATAGATCCAATGTTAGTAGCTTTTAGTGACCAAGAAAACGAGTTAGATTTTGAGCCCTTGACAACGAACACTGCAGGTTCACTGAGGTTGTCAAGCGGCTCTTCAATTATTGGTGGTGTAAAAGCAAGACAAGAAACTCTTATTTGGACAGATACTGCTCTTTACAGTATGCAATTTATAGGGCCGCCTTTCACTTTTGGTATTAACCTTATTAATGAAGGCACAGGTCTAATATCTCCAAAAGGTGCCATTACCGCACCAAATGGCGTGTATTGGATGAGTTATAACAATTTCTATTCTTATAATGGATCAGTGCAAACATTACCATGTTCTGTTCATAATTATGTTTTTAATGATATTAACCTTATTCAATCTTTTAAAATACATGCATTTACCATAAAGGATAAAAGTGAAGTTGGTTGGTTCTATTGTTCTAGTAGTTCTGATGAAATAGATAGATATGTAATCTACAACTACGTAGAAAATCTATGGTTCTATGGTCAATTAATTAGAACAGCATGGTTAGATTCTGGCATAGAAAATTATCCAAGAGCTGTCGCTAACTCATATCTCTTCCAACAAGAAAAAGGTTTTAATGATGACGGTTCGCCTATGACTAATGTTTTTATTGAAAGTTCTGACCTAGATATTGGCGATGGCGAACAGTTTAGTTTCTTAAAACGTATCATACCTGATTACAAGTTTATTGAAGATGTAAACAGTGGCAATGTAAACATTGTTCTGAAAACAAGAAACTTTCCAGGTGATTCACTAGCAACCAATTCAACAAACGCAGTGAGTGCAAACACACAGCAAGTCTATGTACGTAGCAGATCAAGACAGATAGCTTTACGCTTTGAGTCTGACGATGATGCTGCAAATGATGGTAATTTATCTATTGGATGGAGATTAGGAGCAACAAGGATTGACATAAAGCCAGATGGTAAAAGATGAGT